GTCCAACGCGTCCGAGATCGCCGCCGCCAGCGCCTTCGCACCCGCGAACCCAGCGCCCTCGCTCACCACCGTCACGGGGAACAGATGCACCGCACCCCCCGCCGTGCCGTCCGCGGCCTCGCGCACCCGCTCGGGGCCCAGCGCCCCGTAACGCGGCGGCAAGGGCCCCGGCGGAAGCGCGTCATGGATCGCGCCGCCCGACAGCGCCGCCACCGTCGCATCCCCCGTCAGCGCCGTGAAAACCGCCGCCTGCAGGGCGGCCGAACTGCCGTAGCTCATCGCGCCACCTCCTCGACCGCGAAACAGGTCAGCGTGCGGCCGGTCGCGTCGCTCTCATGCACCGCCTCGATGCAGTAAAGCCGCGCGCCCTCGCGGAACCGCATCGCCGCCGTGGGCCGCGCCCCGGCCCCCACGGGAACCGCGCGCATCGTGATCTTCAGCTGCAGCCGCGCCGCCACATCCACCTCGCGCCCCGCGCCGCGCAGCTCGACCGCGGCCCAGACGTGACCCAAAGCGACCCAGGTTTCGCTGAAACCGCCCGCGCCATCGGCCACCCGCTCGGGCGCCTCCAGCACCAGCCGCCGGTTCATCGCGGGGCCGCTCATGCCCCCGCCCCCCGCAGGCGCAGGGGCCGGTGCGGCTCCAGCAGGACCGAGACCGAGAACGGGATGCCCGTCTGCGCCGCCATCTCCTGCCCCCAGAACTCGCCCGCAAGGATCAGCACCGCCTGCTTCAGATCCGCCGGAAGCCCCGCCCAGTCGCTTGCGAACCCGGCGGTGAACTCCACCTCGATCGTGCCCCCCTGGCTGGGCGAAGGCAGCGACCGCCCCGCCGCCGCCAGGACCGGCCGGTGCCGGTCGGCGCGCAGCTCGTAGACCTCCGGCGCGACCAGCGTTTCCGCCCCCGCCCGCGTGATCAGCTTCACGCTGTCGACCGACACCACCGGCGCCAACGGCAGGACATGCGCCTCCGGGTCGTGCCAGGCCATCAGCGTCAGCGCGAAACGGCGCGAAAACAGCGCCTTGCCGATGCGCGCCTCGATTGCCGACAAGGCCGCCCGCAACCCGCTCTCGAGCGAGGCATCCTGGCTGCCGTCATCGCTGAACCCGCGGGCAAGCCGCAGATGCTCGGCCAGCTCGCTCACCGGCAAGCTCGCGCCGGGCACCGAGGTCAATTCGACCATCATCATGGGAAATTCTCCGAAATCCTGCCGTGTGGGGATGTGGGACGGCACGCCGCCCGCGCTGCTCGAGCGGAGAGACGCGCAGCCGGATCGCGCACGGCGCGCCGCCCCGCCCGCCCCGCACCCCGAAGGGCGACGGGGCGGGCATCTGCCTGTCTGTCGCGTCCCGTCAGGACAGGCCGAACTTCATCAGCTTGATCGCCGCATAGTCCGAGATCGCGCCACCCACGCGCTTGGTCGCATAGAACAGCACATGCGGCTTGGCGCTGAACGGGTCACGCAGCACCCGCAGCTCGGGCCGCTCCGCGATGGTGTAGCCCGCGCCGAAATCGCCGAAGGCGATGGCCGTCGCATCCACCGCGATATCGGGCATGTCCTCGGCGATCAGCACCGGGTAGCCCATCAGCCGCGCGGGTTCCCCCGCCGCCAGCCCGTCCGACCACAGGAAGCGGCCATCGGCGTCCTTCATCTTGCGCACCGCGCCCGCGGTCTTGGAATTCATCACGAAGGTCGCATTCGCGCGGTAGCGCGCATCCAGCGCATAGACCAGGTCGACGATGGCATCCGCCGGGTTGGTCGCGTCGAAATCGCCCGCCGTGCCGGTCGCCACGTAGCCCAGCGTGCCCCAGCCCCACATCGCATTGGGCAGCGCCATGCCGCTCAACAGGCCCACGGGCTTGCCCGAGCCGTCGCCGTTGATGAAGGCATCCGCCTCCGAGCGCGCGAACTTGTCCGCGATCCGGCCCGCCAGCCAGCCCTCCACGTCGAAGGCCGCGTCATCCAGCAGCCGCTGCGACGCCTTGGGCATCGCCGACAGCTCGTGCAGCGGGATCGAGATGCGCTCGATCTGCGGCGCAGCGGTCTCGCCCGTGTCCGTCACCTCGTCCGCCCAGCCCGCGCCGGTGTCGGTCGTGTCGATCAGCACGTCGAAGGACGTGGCCTCCACCTGCACCACGTTCGCCACCGCCCGCAGGCTCGAGCCCGAGCGCAGCACCGACTGGATCGTCGCCGCCGTCTGCGGATCAACGAGATAGCCGCCCTCGGCATTCACCGCCGTGTTCAGGCCCTTCTGCTCGATCTCGAGCCCGCGCAGCGCGTCGTCGTCGCCGTTGCGCAGATAGGTCGCCAGCGCCTTCTTGTGCGGCGCGCCGCGGTCGGTCTCGGCCGACAGCGCCGGGCGTGCATGGGTCATGGTCTTGGTGGTCAGCATGGCAATACGCTCTTCCTGCTTTTGGTGTTTCGCTTGCATCTCGTCCTGGAACCGGCTGAATTCGCTCAGGAACCCGCCAAGGGCCTCCGTCACGTCGTCAATCGGGGCCTGGGCCGAACGGGGCTTGTCCGCCGCCCCGGATCGGGTCTCGGTCATCTCCATCACCTTCGATCTGGTTGGTTGGGGTCAGCGGGGCTTTCGCGCCGCCAGCCTGGCCCTTGCGTCCTCGAACGCGCGCGCCAGCTTGCGCAGGTCTTCCGCCCCCTTGGCCTCGACGGCCTCGGGCGCGACCCGCGCCTCGGGAAGCATCGGAAAGGTCACCAGCGACACCTCCCAAAGCTCCACCTCCGACAGGAGCCTGCGCCCCTGCCCGTCCTTCGTGGCCCTGATCGTGCGATAGCCGATCGACAGCCCGTCGATGGCCCCCGCCTCGATCAGCGCCGCCGCCGCCCGCGCGCGGGCCACCTCCTTCAGAAGCCGCCCCTTCACGAAAAGGCCGCGCGCGTCCTCGCGCACCTCGTCCCAGATGCCGATGGGCTCCGCCGGATCATGCTGCCACAGCATCTTGACCCGCCGCCCCCCGGCCTCCAGCCGCTTCAGGCTCGCGCCATAAGCGCCCGCCTCCACCACGTCGCCACCCTGGTCGCAGGCCCCGAACAGGCTCGCGTAACCCGCGATCTCGCAGCCCTTGGAAACCGTCAGCGCCTCGGCGTCGAACCGGACGAATTTCGTCTCCAGCCCGCTTTGCAAAACGTCTTTCATGTCATGCCCCTATCCCGCACCATTCACCTGGATCAGCTCGTGTATCCCCTGCGCGAGGATCACCGAGACCACGCCGAAGACCGCCAGCCACAGCCGCCGCTCCAGCCGCTCCAGCGCCGCCTCGATCGCCTCCAGCCGGAACGTCAGCGCCTGCCAGCGTTCGTCCTGAACCCGCTCGTTGGCCTCGATCCGCGCGTTGGCCGCGTCGAACGGCGCATAGAGATACCGCGACCCGCCGCGCCCCTCGTCGCTCATGCCCCCTCCGGCCGCTCGGGCAGGCCGAGCATCCGGCGCTTCTCGCCCTCGGTCAGGAAATCGGCCTCGGCCACGCGCCGCCACTGCGCCTCGCGCTCGGCGGCCAGCGCAGGCACCTGGTCAAGATCGGGGGCAAGATCGACGACATCGCCGGTCAGCCCCGAAAGCCAGCCCGCCACCTGCGCCAGCACCTTCTGCGCCAGCGGCAGCACCGTCAGCCGGTAGAACGCCCGGTTCGCCTCGGCGTAATTGGCATAGGTCGCATCCCCCGGTATCCCCAGCAGCATCGGCGGCACACCAAAGGCCAGCGCGATATCCCGCGCCGCCGCTTCCTTGGTCTTCTGGAACTCCATGTCCGAGGGCGAAAAGCCCATCGGCTTCCAGTCCAGCCCCCCTTCCAGCAGCATCGGCCGCCCCGCGTTCCGCGCGCCCTGGTGATGCGTCTCCAGCTCGGTCTGCAGCCGCTCGAACTGCTCCTCGCTCATCGCGCCCCCGCCATCGACGCCGCGATAGACGATCGCCCCCGAGGGGCGCGCCGCATTGTCGAGCAGCGCCTTCGACCAGCGCGCCGCCGCATTATGCACGTCCAGCGCGGTCGCCGCCGCCTGCAGGGGCGCCAGCCCGTAATGGTCATCCTGCGGGTGGAAGGTCTTGATATGACAGATGATATCCGCCGGATACCGATGCCGCTTCGCGCCCACGACGTAATCGTAACCCGCGGGCCAGCCATCCGCCCCCGGCACCAGGCTCATCCGGTCCGAGCGCAGCACATGCAACTCCGCCAGCCCCGCCTCGCCCGGCACCGCCTCGAGATAGGCGTTCCCCGACAGCATCAGCTGCGCAAAGACCGCTTCCAGCAGGTCCGCGCGCCCCTGCGCCGCGTTGGGCCGGTTCAACAGGGCCAGCACCGGATGCGCCTCGTAACGCCGCGTGGCGTCCTGGCACAGCACCGGCAACGCCGCCGCCGCCTCGGCGATCAGCTTGACCGCGCGGAACCCCACCGGGTTGCCCTGGAACCCGTTCCGCGTCAGCGAGACCGTGTCCCGCGGGCTCCAGGCGACCCGCCCCGCACCGCCCCATGCCACGATCTTCGCACTGGCCGAGGCCTTGCGCTCCGGCACGGCCGCTTGGGTCTTTCGCAGGAAATCCAATACCATGCGCTTCTCTCCTCAACACAACACAAAGACGCCGCCACCCCGGCGGGGTGCAGCCCACGGCCCT